TGAATGTCAAAAAGTAAAGGTTTGTAGTTTGCGAAAACCTTGACTCCGTAATCAATACGGGATGCGATACCAACTGAATAGAGGTTTGAAGTAGCGGCAGGGAACGGAACGATGTCAACTTTTCCATAAGTCGCGTTCAGGATTCCGACATGAAAGAGTTTTTTAACTCCTCCAAGCAGATGGTGTGAAGTGACCTTGTTGGAGAAATAATGCTCCACATTGAGATATTTCGTTCCAACTTTTATTCCGTTAACGATAATGTCGTCAGCCGTGGTATAACCGTTTGCGCGGGCCCATGCTTCAAGAAGTTCGTAATGAGTAGGTTCCCAAATGATGAAAGCACCGTTGCGATTCATCATATCCCCGCCGTTGGCTTCACGAATCTCGCGAACCAATGCTCCGCAAATATCATCAATGTTATTTATGGTAACCGTGATATTCGTGGTTCCGGCAGTTCCCGTGGTAACCAAATCATTATCAAAGTCTGTGCAATTCGCGTAATTTCCGAGAACCGCGGATTCAACCTGTTCATTCAGTTCTTTGCCGAATAAATCGGCATATTCCATCTGGTTCTCATATCGGCACTGAGCCATGTCAGCGACATCAATATGAGTATTTGCAACATAACCCGTAGCAACATCAATCTGTTCATTCGTAATAGCGTTAGCCGTCCAACTGAAAGCGGTATCTCTTACGAGAGTAGTCGCCGCAGGGACAGTCGCCATATACGGATAATTGTAGAGTTTGTTATTGGTCTTGATTACATTGCAAACTTCTTTCCAGTTTTGGGGATAATCCAATCGGGACTGAAGTTTTACTTCCCAGTCTTCTTGAAAAACACCCGTGCCCAAAGTATTCCTTCTGTTATCCGCCTTTCGGCGAGATTGGTCATTTCTGCCAATCTCTGCAATTTCATTTTGTTATTTTTGCAGAGCAGACTATCACATCACTTTTAATAAGTGTCCTTTCGTTTAGTCGTTTCTGGTGCTTTCGCTTCCAGTGTGTTGCCTTCTTCAAGGTTTTCACTTTGATTAGAAAGGATTTTATATGGCCTATATTGTTAAGCCATAATCTTAATCCTTAATCTTTACGCCTACCCCAAGTATCAGTTTTTCTATGGCACAATAAACACAAAGTGCGTCCATTGTTTATATTCCAGAGTTCTTCACAATTCAATGCTTCTTCAAGCGTTTTTATCCTATATTCACGAATAATATCAATGAATCTTTTAGGATAATGGTCGGCTTCTAAATAAACTTTAGAAACTCCGCATAAAACACAAGTAAAATCATCTCTTGTAAAAACATCTGAACGCCATTGACGATATTTGAAAGTTTCACGGATTGCTTTATACAGAGGATGTTTTTTATTTTCTTTATAACAAGGATGGTCTTTACCGAATTTTCCTCCATTAGGATTATTTTTACCTGATATTTCTGGTCTTTTTTTCCCCTTAAAATAACCCCAACCTTTTTGCAATCCTCTCATATCTAATCTTCCTTTTTCTTTTTCTGATAATTTTTTTCCTTTATTGAAAGGGATAGAACCTTTTACAAAACTACCGAATTTATCTCTTTCCATCCTTTAATTATACTCCATTCCTCTACATAAAGCAACCCGTGATGCGCTAGATTAAGTTTTCAAAGTACTTTTAGTAAACCGGAGAATTGGATTATTCAACCGGACTATTTAATTTGCGCTTTTGCCCTCGCTTCTTTTGCTGCTTGTATATCAGAACGCAGTTTCTTATTTTCCAGAGTGTCGGGAGGATACTCATCTTTCTCCAGCCAATAATCAACTGTAGACCTGATAGACGGAGCAGTCCGTCTCGTGTCAGAAGGGGTAGCGTCTTTCACCGCCTGCGCGTCCCTCATTTCTTTGAGTTCTGCCTGAAAGTATTTAGAAACTATTACATCGTCCAAACTCTTTCCTGTGGCGGCTTGCACCTCTTTGACGAAATCAAACTCTTCAGTTTTAATTCCGTTAGCGATGAGAAAAGCCTTTTGTCCATAATCGAATTCTTCCGGTTGCGATTGTATTTTATTCTGTGGCTCCGGCTTTATCGGAGTAAGTTCTTTGATTTTTGTTTCAAAATCTCCCAACTTGGCTTTCGCCTTTCCGAGTTGAGTTGCCCGGCGTTTCGCAATGCCTTTCAACTCCAAAGCTTTTGCCTTCCAGTCGACATCTTCGGCTTCCAATTCTTCGGGAGTAAAATCTTCCTCCTTCAAATCTTCATCCTTAATGTCAATTTCATTTTTATTGTCCATAATGATAAATGTTTTTACCTTCTAAAGGTATAATTCGGTCAATTAAATAATTGATAATTTTTTCACTTTTTTTGAGAGTGATAACTCATTAAGAGAGTGATAACTCTAATCCATCTCTCTAACTACTGCTGTGCAAAATCCTCTTATTGTAGTTGTGGCAACTTCGATTCTGGCCGTTAGCCAGTGTATTCCTCCGCTTATGCCGAATCCGCCTGAAAGCGCAGTTGTCGCCGTGCTTGAAGCGTTAAGAGCAACCTTCACATTTGCTATCAACGATGTCGTATTTATGGCAGTAGTAGTTGCTCCCCATTTTGTTCCTTCAGCGAATTGAATGGTATGCACTTCTGTTGGGCCAGTAGTAACATTGATGGAGAATGATTCTATCGTGCTGGTGGCTGTCGGAAGTTTGAAATTGCAAAGAGTAGTCGTTGCCGTTCCACCTCCAGTAGCAATCGCCTCCCTGTAAAAATGCCTTGTGATTCCATTAACTGTCCAAGATGGATAAGTAAGTTCTGGCCCCGAAACGGCTCCCATTGGCATTTCTATTACTGGCTGAATATTCACAACCGGCTTCCTTATGGCAAATCCGATTACTCCTAATACAAGGATGGCGATAACCAGCGCGCCGATTGTGAAATAATTTCCTTTAGTCATTTTTTTTACTGGTTTTTATCTAATAATTCGACCTTTCCCTTTATAAGGAAAATAATTTCTATTCTTTTAATACCGCTGTCACCCAAACCGAAGTTGAAGAACCGGTTGCGTCCATCCGCAGACATCTCCAGTTTAAGTCGTCCAAGAATATGGATGTTCCAGTGGCATTGGCGAATGTGGCGGTAATCCTGCCCGACACTGCTGTGCTTAAAGAGTTCCAAAGAATATCCCCCAAAACATAATAATTTCCAGTCGTGGAAGTGGTGGTGGCAGTATTGCATCCGAGGTCGTTTGAACCGAAGATTGTATAATCGAAATATCCATTGGGCGTGGCCGAGGCAGTGAGTATTCTTATTGCAAATGTTGCCTCATCGGTTTCGTTTCCGATATAAATTACCTTCGTGGTTGAAGCGGCGGTTCCACTGCCGTAAAAACCTTGCCCCACGGGAGTTGAAGTTCCCGTTCTCGTACCGAAAACAGGCGTGGCAACTGCCGACGGACCAGCAAGCGAAGAATTACCTGCTTGTGCATCCCTTTTAATGGTGAAGTAAAAATAACTTCCCGCCAAAATCAGCAGAATTGCCCCGATTATTAAATATTTTTTCTTCATATTGCTATATTTGTTTCGTCTAATTTATCTTCGACCTTTTTATAACTTTCTATCTTCTTGAACCCTTCTTTTAATAATTCCGCACCGCCGATACAAGACCTTGTTATTTCTCCCAAAATTTGATTATCAACATCTTCTTTCATATTTTTGACAACTTCGTTCAAATCAAATTTAGAAAATAATACTTCTTTAATTGCTTCGAGAAGAGTTGGATTATCGTTTAACTTCTCAAGTTCGTTTTGTTCTTTTTCGTTCATCTTTTTTTTCTTTTAGGCGCTCTTTTAAATCCGCCTGTGGCATAGTAAGCGCGAACTTGCCTTGCGGTATATTTTCGACCCTTGTGATAATAGAATTTTCCTCTTTTTTTAAATGGCATATTTTATTTTGTTAATGCTTGTAATTGCGGCATTTGAGCCATTTGTTGCGGCATTTGTTGCGGCATTTGCATAGATTGTATTCCTCCAAAATCCACTGGGCTTAGTCCCGAGTATTCAAGAATCTCATTCCAAGCTTTGGACATCCCCGGCATCTGCATAACCTGCGCGAATCCCTGAGGGTTAGAAATTATAAATCTAAAGATATTAACAATCTTGTCTGTCATTTGAGCCAAATTAGCCTGTTTGCCCGAAACATTGATTGAAATCCTTATCGGCAAATCCTTCATCTCTCCCTTGAGGATTTCTATGAATTGCATATTTCCCTTTTTCATATATCCCTCGCGGATTTTCTGCTTTAAGGTTTCCTTATCTTCAGGCAATTCTCCGTTCAAGACCTGCTCGTTTCTCATTCTGTTCGCAGTATTTTCCGATAAGTCCTCGACTACCTTCTGCAGTTCGTCAAAACTAAGATTGGCGAGGAATTTCTTTCCCTCGGTAATCTTTCTCCCGATTTCGGGAATAATCCAATCTCTGTAAATCTCTTCTATATCCTTGGCGTATTTTCCTTTGCGGTATTCGTGAAGTGAATGGCTTTCCATCGCTTGAAATTGAACTGATTTGAAAGGAGTTCCTGCGGGCGGTTCTTCACCAGTAATCGCTTCTTGCGCGGAACCTACCATTCTTGCATGTGCCTGATTTTCGGCGATGGCTCTTTCAAATAAACCGATACTTCGCGGCAATGTATCCATTTGCCTTAAAATTTTTCCTTGTTCGAGTTCTAAAACTTCGTTATTGTCAACATTTGAAAGGTTTCTATTTCTTTTGGCGAAAGCGGGGTCATCGGTTATATGTATGATTGTCGAAGCGGCATCAAGCAGTTTTTTCATCCGTATTTCGCTGTAATTAGTCCATACTTGGTCTTCAAACAATTCTTCAACTCCTCCGCGGCCCAAAGCTCTGCTGTAAATCTTATCCCCTAAAACAAGCTTGAAAGGCAAATTTTTCTCCCGTTTTCTGAAAAGAATCACGCCCTTGTTTTCGTTCCTTTCCCTCTTGGCTTTTTTGTCCATTACGACAATCTGCATTTGTCTTGAATACTTATCGCTATCCTCGTCAAGAAAAGAATCAGGCAGAGTTCCGTGAACTTCTATGACTTCGATATTCTTTCCTGTAGTTCTGGTTTTCATCACATCGTCATCAATGGATTTATAGTTTTCCATCATTGTTATTACTTCATCTATAGTCGCCGTCGCTCCGTTAGATTCATCGCCCCAGCCGTTAGAAACCATTTCCTGAAGTTGGTCGGGGGAATAGAAGTGCTTTATCCCGAAAGGATTTGAAAGCATATCTGTCTGGTCGCAAAAAGCCATTGACTGAAGCGGCACGACTTCAAGTCCTTTTTCCTTCGCCAATCCTCCGCCGAAATCTATTTTTTCTTCCTTGAGTTCGTCTATAAAAGTATCTAAATCGTGTTCCTTGACGTAAACTTCATCGTGGTATTTCTTGACTAAAAACGAGAGATAATATTTTTTATCATCATCCACATAGAGGATAATATCCTTGACATCAATATCTTCAGCGCGATACCGAAGATTAAGAATAGGCAAAACTATATTCTTAAAAGGCCGCTTGTCATCTGAACCCTTAAAGTATTTTGAGTTCTTATAATCAAAAGACCTGTCAATATGGTCTTTGAAATTCCATTCGTGGCTTCCGAAAGGAATAGGCAAAGAAAAAGCCACTTGTTCCTGAACGATATATTCAAAAATATTTCCTTTGTTGATTGGACTTTCCATTACCTAAGAAGTAATCCCAATAACTTTACTAAAACTAATTTATGCAGTTTATTGCCTTTAAAGAGAGACCTCATTTGTTTAACCTGCAAATAGCGTTCTGCTTTCTTGCCGCCGTTTGTGAGCGTAATAATTCCTTTTGACTTCCAAGTTGAGGGATTGAGTTTTTCAAGACACTCAAGAATTGTATTCCCCTGTGTTTTGCAGACTTCACCGCCGATGTTTAAGGAGATAGAAAATAGACTTTTGAGTTCAGGTTTAAGTTTAGGTTCGGAAACAACTTTAACCGGCTTCGCAGTCGGCTTTTTTACTATGGGCTTTTTTACTATTTTCTTTATCTTTTTCATAAACAAAAAAAGACGCTTTTCAGCGTCCGTGAGTTTTAATAGATGGGACCTTTGTTAAAAATTACACGAAATAAAATTAGTTGTCAAGGTAGGTTATCCACAGACATTACTCTTCTCTTACCCGCCATTCAAATTCTATTTTAGGATTATTCTCTCCTTTATGAAGAGTAAGCGAACCTACAAATTCATCGGTAAAAAATCGTTCCCATTTACTCTGATATTGCCTAAATTTCTTGAATAATTCGGCTTCCCTATTAGTTAATTCTATTTGTGTTGTTTCTTGCGACATTTTTTATGTATGGGATATTCCTCTTTTCCATCCCTTGTTTTTCTTATAAACCAAGTAATCGCCTGCCCTTTGCTTGCAAACACCGACTCTCTGCAGAAATAGCATTTGCCTATATCTTTTCTATTCGCCATACCTTCTCACGGTTTGCCTGATATGACCCACGCAAATCGTAGCGTCGCACCATACTTTTAATCCTGCCTCATTAACGCGATGGCAAAAGGAAATGTCCTCTCCGTGAACTATCGCGCCTTCCCAGTAATTATCAAAAGGATTATCGCATAGTATGGGATAAACTCTTTTTGAGATACCGAGGAATCCTCCGCCGCAAGCTCCTATCTGAAAAAGTTCTCTCCCCGGCTTGATGTATTCGTAGTCCTTTTCTTTTTTTAATCCGAATATAGCCGGGATTCCTTCTGCCGGAGGATAACCCAGTAAGTAAATCCCGCTCACCGCGTCAAGGGTTTTCAGATGTTCTTCTATTTTGCTTACATCTTCGGGAGTGAAAACTATATCGCTGTCTATGAAAAGCAAGTCCTCGTTTAACTTTTTGGCGTGTTCGTAGCATCTGTTTCTATTGTCGGGAAGAGAAGGCCCTTGAGCCGAATAATAATTGTATCTCGGCGGCAAAGAAAGCATTGATTTAAGAAACTCAAGGGGAATGAAAGCGTTATTGGGAGCAATGAAACTTATAATCATACTAGATTGCCGGATTCGGCTTATCTGGTTGCGGAACCGCTGGATAATAATCTATAAAATCATTTGCTAATTGTATCTGATAAGCGGTTGCGTCCAACACATCGTCATTCTTTCCAAAAGGAAAGTTGAACTCTTCTTCCTCTAACACACTACATTGACCTTTAACGTGCCTTATTGAACCGCTTGCGTATCTTGGAAGAAGATTTCTGATTCTCAACTCCTTGGCCGCTTGGTTGTGCTTTAATTCCTTAATAGGCAAGAATCTGTTTCGCTTGCGTTGTTCCGTGTCAAGGAAAGGTTTTAATCCATCTGTGTATGCGGTCTTTTCTATTCCGATGCTCACATAATGCCTTTTGGCTTGTAAGGTAAAAAGAGTGTCAACCAACTCATCCGCGTTCAATCTTGTATGCCACGCCTTAAGATTCCAGAAGTTCTGCGAATCCACTTCGTTGTCGCAGAATCCGCAATAATCTGCTTGGTCTTTTTTTGAAAGGGCTGTGTCTATCGTGAGATATTTATTCGTGCTTAATCTCTCTAACTCTTCTTCGGTTATGTATTTATACCATTCGGGTTTAAATTCTTGTTTTTCGGTGAGAATAGGCGAACCCATATACAAACTGGCGAAATCATACGGCCCTATTGTGTTTCTAATGCCCTCCAAAACGCTTAAATCGTATCTTTCGGGCCAGAGTGCCTTGCCATCGTTTATCGCCCTAAAATGCATTATTTTTGTTTTATTTTTGAGTTCTTCGTTTTCAAGGATTCGTCCAGCGAGATCGTCAATATGCCATCTCGTAAGAATAACGATAACAACTCCTTTGGGTTCAAGTCGAGTATATGCAGTTGAAGTAAAGAATTGCCAGACTTTGTTACGGTACACCTCACTTTCCGCTTCTTCCCTATTTTTAATTGGGTCGTCAAATAAGAGGATATTTGCGCCCCTACCCGTAATAGCTCCTCCAACTCCTGTGGAGGTATAACTTCCTCCCGCTTGTGTTTTCCACTTTGCTTTTGCTTGTTCATCTTCTTTTAACTTTATATTAAAAATTAACTTATAGGCTTCATCGTTTATCAAACTTCTCGTCTTGCCTCCGAAATCTTGGGCCAACTCTCCCGAATAACTGATGGTTATTATCTCCTTATCAGGATTCCGTCCA